GAGGGCAATTTGGAGCTTCAGGGCATGAAAGTTGCAATTGACATGGAAAACTCCAAGGCCAAATTAGCATCCGATCAAGAACGTGCCGGTGCGCAGATGGGCATCGACATCGCAAAGTCCCGTGCTCAAATGGCACAAAACCGAGGTAATCAGAACCGATGATCCAAGACTTCGCACGCGTATTGCGCGAAAAAATACGCACCGACATGAACAACTACGCAGATGACTGCGCGGGCGGGGTTTGTCGCAGCTTCGACGAATATCAAAAACTCTGTGGTGTTATCCAAGGTCTGGCTACCGCAGAGCGTCATCTCCTCGACCTTGCTGAGAAAGTGGAAAAATCAGATGAGTGAAATCATTCTGCCTCCGGGTTTAACCCTACCTAAGCACCTCCAACAAATGGATGCCCCCAAAGACGAAGCATCAGACGAGGAAAAAGCCACGTCGTTGCCTGAACCTAAAGGGTGGAAGTTGTTGTGTGTTGTGCCTGATGTCGTGGATACTTTTGATAACTCCGACATCGTAAAAGCTGACGCATTCATGAAACAGGAAGAGCATGCCACAACGGCTCTGTTTGTTTTACGGGTGGGCCCAGACGCGTATAAAGACAAAGCCAAATTCCCCGGGGAACCGTGGTGTAAGGCTGGAGACTTTGTACTCGTGCGTACGTATTCCGGTACGCGTTTCAAAATCTACGGAAAAGAGTTTCGCTTGATTAATGACGATCAGGTTGAGGCTGTTGTGCAAGACCCTCGCGGACTAAGCCGCGCTTAAGGAGTTACTATGGAAGAAGACAAGTTCGAGTTCCCGGACGAAGTGGACGAAAAACAACAAGATGAAGCCTCGGATTCGTTTGAGTTTGAGGTGGAGGTTGTTGACGACACCCCCGAGAAAGACCGAGGCCGTAAACCGTTAGGTCGAGATGTAGAGGACCCAACGGAAGACGAAATTGAATCTTACACAGGTAGTGTTCAAAAACGTATTAAAGAGCTTACCCATGCCCGTCACGACGAGCGTCGAGCCAAAGAAACCCTTATGCGAGAGAAGCATGAGCTTGAGCGGCTTACACAGCATATGGTTGAGGAGAATAAAAAACTCAAACAGTATGTAAACAATGGGAGCGAGTATTATGCCAACTCCATAAAGAAGGTAGCTAACTCCGGAGTCGAGAACGCGCGCCGTGCGTTGAAGGAGGCTAACGAGTCTTTCGATACCGATGCCATCATCGCCGCCCAAGAAGCACTTCTTGAAGCTAAGCTAGAGATGCGGGATGCAGAAAAATTTAAGGTTACCCCTTTACAAATCGATCAGGATGCGGTAAAAACTACTAACAACGTCCAACAGAACCAACCTGTCGATGACAAGACCCTGCGCTGGCAGGCAAGAAACCAGTGGTTTGGCGCTTCGGGACACGAGGAAATGACCAGCTTTGCACTAGGGCTGCACCAAAAACTAGTCAACTCGGGGATCGATCCCCGCTCTGATGATTATTTCGAGCGAATAAACGCTCGCATGAAGTCCACGTTCCACGATTTTTTCGGGGAGTCCGAAGACAGGCCGAAGGCCAATGATGCCCCCAGAAGGCCAAGCACGGTTGTGGCTCCTGCGACGCGCTCGTCAGGAACACGTAAAGTCCAACTAACGCCGACACAAATGTCGTTGGCAAAAAAGTTTGGATTAACCCCGCAGCAATATGCTGTTGAATTGGCAAAGATGGAGAAATCAAATGGCTGAAAACCGTACACCTCGTGAAATTATCTCACGCGAAAAAACTGCTCGCGCTGTTTATCAGCCAGCGAGTGCGCTGCCCGACCCTACTCCCGAACCGGGATTTGTCTTCCGATGGATTGCTACGCACATCATGGGACAGGCCGATCCTACAAACGTATCCAAAAAGATGCGTGAAGGTTGGGTACCGGTAAGAGCAGCCGACCATCCGGAATTGATGCTGTTTGGAGCAGATCTTTCAGGCAATGTGGAAATTGGTGGACTAATGCTTTGCAAGATGTCTACCGAAATGGCACAAGCCCGAGACGATTACTACAACAATCAGGCGCATAACCAGATGGAATCAGTGGACAACCACTTCATGCGAAACAGTGACCCCCGGATGCCGTTGTTCTCAGACAGAAAGTCGAGTTCCAGCAAAGGTGGGTTTGGTTCAGGTTCTAAATAAAGGAGTCCTTAAATGGCAACTACCGCTTCTCCCTACGGGCTAATCCCCGTCAAGCGCGTTGATGGCATGCCTTACGCTGGTGCGACAGAAACTTTTCTGATCGACCCTGCTGGCGAAGCCACTAACATTTTTAACGGTCAGGTCGTAATTATCGGCGCTGATGGCTACTTGGCTATCTCTGCCGCTACCGGTGCAGACATCACTACCAATAACCTTGGTGGTTCTGGCGTTGGCGCTATTGGCGTTTTCGTTGGCTGCGAGTATGTAAATGCTCAAGGTCAAGTAATTAACGCTCAGTACTACCCTGCCGGTACAACTGGTGTGGTCACTGCTAAGGTCGTTACTGACTCTAACGTAGTGTTCCAAGCTCAGTTGGATGGTTCTGGTGCACAGACTGTTTTGGGCAATAACACATTCTTTGCTGCTGTGCAGAGCACCTCTACGGGTTCTACTCGTACCGGTAACTCTACTAGCGCCTTGGATGCAACTGTTCAAACTGCTGCCGCAGCCTTCCGTATTGTTGGTTTCGCCTCTACCCCCGGCGACACTTACACAGACGTGTTGGTTAAGTTCAACCCAAGCGCACACAGCTACTTAAATGCTGTTGGCCTGTAAGGAGTAATAAAAAATGGCAATTTCACGCGCACAACTACTTAAAGAGCTGTTACCGGGCCTGAACGCATTGTTTGGTTTAGAGTACAAACGTTACGGCGAAGAGCACAAAGAGTTTTACGAAACCGAGTCTTCAGACCGCTCTTTTGAAGAAGAGACCAAGCTGGCCGGTTTTGGCTCTGCTCCTGTTAAAAACGAAGGCTCTGCCATCGCTTACGACAACGCGCAAGAAGCCTTTACAGCTCGTTACAACCACGAGACCATCGCACTGGGCTTCTCCATCACTGAAGAAGCTGTTGAAGACAACTTGTACGACAGCTTGTCTGCCCGCTACACGAAATCTTTGGCCCGTGCCATGTCTTACACCAAGCAAGTCAAGGCTGCTGCCGTGTTGAACAACGCTTTTAGCGGTGCATACCTCGGCGGTGACGGCGTTTCTTTAGCTGGTGTTAACAGCGGTTCTTCACGCGTCGGCCATCCTTTGGTCAATGGCGGTCAGAACTACAACAGCCCCACTACCGGTGCCGACCTCAACGAAACTTCGTTGGAAAATGCAATCATCGAGATTGCGGCTTGGACTGATGAGCGCGGTTTGTTGATTGCTGCTCGTGCGCAAAAGTTGGTGATTCCACCATCACTGCAGTTTGTTGCTACTCGTTTGATGAAAACGGATTTGCGTACGGCTACAGCAGATAACGACATCAACGCGTTACGCAGCGACAACGCAATCCCCGGCGGTTTCACAGTGAACCACTTCTTGACCGACTCGAACGCTTGGTTTATCTGTACCGACGTTCCTAACGGCTTGAAGCACTTTGAGCGTACTGCTTTGGCTACCTCTATGGACGGCGACTTCGATACTGGTAACGTACGTTACAAGGCTCGTGAGCGTTACAGCTTCGGCTGGTCAGACCCATTGGGTATCTACGCATCACCCGGCGCGTAATTAGGGTTTTCCCTAGTTGATTAAGGGCCCCCCACAAGGGGGCCCTTTTTCTTTGCCTGATGTTCTTCATAGTGGTGTATGCGGTGGCAGTTGGCGCATAGGGCCGCGCACTTCTTAATCTCCTCACGCGCCGCAGCATACCGCCGGTTACCCACAAGCACATTCACACTGGCTGTCTTGGTGGCGGGATCTACGTGATGGAAGTCAATTACCGCTGGGTGGCTCACCCCACAGATAGCGCAAGACAACGAGGCCTTATACTCCTCCCACTGGGCTTTTTCTCTTTGATGTTGCACCGTAGTACGCGCTATCGAAAGCCCTTTGTTGTTGGCGTAGTACCGAGCGGAGTACTCGCGTTGCTTTCGCCTACGCTCATCGGGGTCTTTAATTGGCATAGCGAGATTCTAGTTGCGTTGCGCGACGTTAGGTGATATATTGGACTCATTCCGGGGTTATCCGGTGTATCTGACAGTCCCGGCTGACGACATGCAGACAGATACATCACACTTGCATGTAAGGAAATATCATGGCAACTACCACATTCTCCGGCCCAGTCGTATCTACAAACGGCTTCGCAGGTCCCTTCGCCGACCTCGACATTCTTACTACCGCCACACTACCTGCCGCTGCAGCCGCTAACGCCGGGCAAATCCGTTTGATTAGTGACAACGGCGCAGGCAACGACGAGTACTGCATTGTTATCTCTACGGGCGCTGCTTGGGTTACCGCTGTTGGCGCGGCTCTTAGTTAATTAGCTTACCTCGGCAACGGGGTTTTATTGTTTTAAGGAGCTAGTTATGGGTATGCAAACCGATGTCAAAAGTGTCCCGGTAGCCGCAACGGGCGTAGTGTACGATCAACGCACTCGCCTAAAAGGCTTGCTGGTAATGCCAAGCGCGTCAGCGGGATCGTTGGTTATTCGTGATGGCGGAGCCAGTGGCACCGTTATTCTAAGTATTCCAACACTTGCGGGGGATTCGTCGTTCCCCGTGATTATCCCGGGCGAAGGCGTGTTGTGCTACATCAACATTCACGCAACAGTGTCCAACGCTACCGCTGCGGTGTTCCATGGCTAAAGCAGCGGCATGGACGCGCAAAGAGGGCAAGTCCGAGAAGGGCGGCCTGAACGCCAAAGGGCGAGCCTCTTACAACAAGGCCAACCCAGGAAAACCCGGATTGAAAGCCCC